TTCACCGGTGATGAATCTGTTGGTTCATCCTCCAACAAGATTAAGCTCAACTTCAACCATCCCTGCAAGGAGCTCATCTGGGTCGTCCAGCCTGATGAGAACGTTGATTATTGCTCTTCCCTTGAGTGTGCCACTCACCTCAACAACGTATTCGGCGCGCAGCCATTCAATTACACTGATGCCATTGATGCTCTTCCCAATGCTCCCCACGCCTTCGGTGGCCCAGAGGAGCTTGGTGGCCCAACTGCCTTCATTGATGGCACCAACCCCATCTTCGAGGATGCTGGCGCTGATGATGTGTGGGCTGCGACCAGCAACCCGCATGGGCATGGTCCCCACCCAGCCCCTGGTGGCGGCCCGCTCGAGACTGGTATATGGAACTACTCCAATCCCAACATGGCTAACCCCGCTGGTTCATCTGTCTCAGATGCCGGTACCTTCGTTCTCACCGAGACATCCCTCCCACTCCACTGCTGGGGCGAGAACCCCGTTGTCACCGCCAAGCTCCAGCTCAATGGCCAGGACCGCTTCTCAGAGCGTGAGGGCACCTACTTCGATCTCGTTCAGCCATTCCAGCACCACACCCGCTCCCCAGACACTGGCATCAACGTCTACTCATTCGCCCTCCGCCCCGAGGAGCACCAGCCATCAGGCACATGCAACTTCTCCCGCATTGACAACGCGACACTCCAGCTTGTCCTTTCCAACGCGACCGTTGAGGGTACCAAGACCGCCAAGGTTCGTGTATACGCCACTAACTACAATGTACTCCGTATCATGAGTGGTATGGGTGGCCTTGCCTACTCCAACTAAATTTGTTACATTTTAATAATAAAATATTTACAATAAATATTTAGACATTTGAAAATAACATAAGTTAAGCTTATGTTATTTATCTCTCCTCCATTCGGAAATTATCTAACATTTTTGCCATTCACCACTCCTATTAAAGGATCATATACTATAGAATATCGTCCAGGGTTACTGGGACAAATTTATGAAACATTACAATATTCTATTCCCCATACAGGTTGGCTTAATAGAATAGGTCTCCGTAATCCAGGCATTGATTCTGGAATAAAAACTTATACCAGTAAAAGCGTGTTAAGTATTGCATTTTTACAAAAAAAAATACCCAACAACTTTAATATTGAAATCAATTTATCATGCCCCAATGCAGACATATTATATACAAATCAAATTAATAAATTTATTAATCAAGAGAGAAAATGGTGCATAGTTAAATTATCTCCCTTGGATAATTACCAAAAAATAGACAAGCTTTATGAAATGGGATTTCGTCAATTTCATTGCTGTAATACCTATCCAACAAAACTGGGTGGACTTAGTGGTCCATTTTTATATCCATTTGTCAAAGACAAAATTAAATATATAAAAAATAAATATAATGACGCAGAGGTAATTGCTGGTGGTGGAATTCAAAATATAGAAACATTAAATAAATATAAAAAATGGGGGCAGACCATTTTTCTATTAGCTCATTATGCTTTCATCCTATAAATTTTATAATATTTTATTATAATTATATTAAAAGTTTATAGAGGATTTTATAAGGGACTTGGACTAATACTCACTGGGGGCCATTGATGCCTGCCTCTCTGACTCTAAAAATCCAACTGAATTCCCGGTTCGTCGCCTTGATGCTACCGCTGCTGCACTTCTATATACGGCATCTACATTATCACTGGTCTCACTATAATTAATTGCATTATTATAATTAATACCAATCTTTCCAGCCTCAAGGATTGCATCCTGATTAGATCCTAGATAAAGAATATCAATACCATAGATATCATTTGCATTCTTAATAAGTTCCCTGAGCTTATGACTTGAATAAGCCTTACTTGTATTTTCTAGTCCATCGGTTGCAATATACATAACACAGGAGTCATATGCATTAGGATTCTTAAGCTTCATTTCCATAAAATATACTAGACTATTCCCGATTGCATCGTAAAGAGATGTTGAACCACGGGGTGAATAATCCACTAGATTAAACTTAACTGAATTATCAAGCTTCTTATGACGCATAATCATCTTTTCATCATGATCGAAAAGCTTGATTGATACATTAATATTCTCAGCATCATTCTTATTCTTCCTTAGCTCATCTAGTGATGAATTAATACCACCAACTGTATCCATTTCCTTTCCATGCATTGATCCAGAGCGATCGACAATAATAGCAATCTCCTGATTCATCATTACAATTCTAAATATAAAATTCTCTACATACTTTTATTTTTTTCAATTTTAAAAATAATAAAAATAAAAAATAAATAAAATCGCTAATTCTTTTTACCCTTTTTACTCTTTTTACCCTTTTTACTCTTTTTGCTCTTTTTGCTCTTTTTACTCTTTTTACTCTTTCTACTCTTTTTACTCTTTTTACTCTTTTTACCAGTTGATCTTAATCCTCCACCCTCTTTAATTATTGTAGCAAATTCAATTTCTAGTTTATGTAATTCTGGTAATATAACTTCACCTTCTGCACCAGCAATGATCAAATTACCATAATAAAAATCAAATAGCATCTTATATTTGTTACGCAAATCCCGAAGTTTTTGCCTTTTTTCTGGATTTATGGTTGCCTTATACAAGTCCATCCTAAGTTTTGCTACTCTTTCCTCAAATTCTCTTATATGAGCTAATTTTTCTGATGAAAGTTTCTCTCTTGCACGATCCCTTAAATCAGCAAATTCCTTTTGTTTTTTGATTCTTTCATCATATGAGAAATCAAGCTGATTCCCTAATCTTGTAAAAGTTTCAGATATATTACCTTTTATTGAATCATCCGGAATATAACCTGCCAATTTTTGATCTAATGGTATCATTACATTATACGTTTATTTTTCATATTTATTAATTTTTTGTTTAATTTTTCAAAAATAAAAACCTAAATAAAAATAATGCAATACCATCTCATTATGCTACAGTAACAACTTTTGCTAAATTCCTAGGCTTATCAGGATTAATATTTCTTGAAATAGCTAATTTATATGATATATATTGCAGTGCAATTATAAACAAAATTTCATTATAATATTTTATATATGGAATATGTATTATATTGCTGGATAATTCTAAAATATCCCTATCATTAAGATTTGTAATTATTAAACAATTTGTATTGCGAGATTTAATTTCATGAAATGTAGAAATAGACTGTTCCCTGGTTTCCTCATCAATAAGTAAGATTACAAGAGCCTTACTATCAAGAATGGCAAATGGCCCATGTTTCAATGAACCACCTGAATATCCTTCAGCATGTATGTATGACATCTCCTTAATCTTTAATGCACCTTCCAATGCTATTGAATTTAATTTACCCCTTCCTAATACAAATATGCTTCTAATTAAATGAGAATTAATAAACTTTGTAATTATATCAGACTGATATAAAAAGGAATTGCAATGCAATAAATTTTTTACATTTGTGGAGAGATTTCTTAATGATAATAAAATTTTTTTATTTTCATATTGATTTCTAAAATACATTGCAACAATTGAAAGAACAATCAGCATCGATGTAAATGATTTTGTTGATGGAACTGCTAGCTCCCTTCCTGCATTTAAATAAACCCCCATATTCATCTCTCTTGCAATTAATGACTCCTCCACATTAATTATTCCCATCAAAATACAATTTCTATTTTTACAGTATTTTATTGGTTGTAATAAATCGTATGTTTCACCAGATTGACTGCAAAAAATCGCTAATATGTTTCCATTTTTTGGCAAATCTTTCTCTCTAAATTCAGATCCATCAAACGCCTGAACCGTATTAAAACCAGAAAAGTAATATTTTGCCATTAGACATGCATGATAACTTGTTCCACATGCTAATAGTACTAGATGTTCTATATTCATTAATTCATTTCTATACGGTTCAAGACCACCTAATTTAATTTCATCATTATAAATTCTTGCACCATTATTTAATGCCAGATCAATTGTTTTTTCTTGTTCATATATTTCCTTTATCGTCCAATGTTTAAATTCATCTGACAGCTCATTCCTAGAAATTTTATCAATAGTTTTTAAATTATATTTATCACTCTTAATATAGGAAAAATCATTTTTATCTATTTTTATTAAATCATTATCATTTAATATAATATAATTATTAATTCTTCCATTAAAGGATGAAATTTCAGATGTACAAATTACTTCATTTTCATTCTTACCTAAAACCAGCGGCGAACCATGTTTTGTTACATAAATATTATGTTGTTCCTCAGTATGTACTATAGCTAATGCCCAGCTTCCCTCCAGTTCATTACATGCCAATTCTATTGCCTTACTAATTGTATTATTTTGCATAAGAAAATATTCAATTAGATTACATATAACCTCTGTGTCTGTTTCACTTTGAAAGGAGTAATTTTTACTAATCAAAAAATCTTTGATCTTTTTAAAATTACTTATTATTCCATTATGGACCAGTATAATTTTATTATTCATTGATATATGTGGATGGCTATTTATATCATTTTTTGCTCCATGAGTGGCCCATCTTGTATGACCTATTGCAATTGTTGAGTTGATATTTTTACATTTGTTCTCTAATAGTTTAAGAGAATCAGAAATATTGCTGGATGCATATTTAATGGTTTCCCATTTATCATTAAAAAAACTTATTCCTGCCGAATCGTAACCTCTATTTTGAAGAAGCTCAAGTCCATCTAATATTATTTTTATAATATTTTCATTTTTTAGTGATAGACAAGCTATTATTCCACACATTTAATCTATATTAATATAATTTAATATAATTTATATTAATATAATTTTAACTAAAAATCATCATCAAAATTAAATATTTCATCGGTGTTGTTAGATTTATTAGCTAATGCATACTCACCTACCCTCTTTTCAAAAAAATTGGTTTTCCCCTCTAGACTAATCATTTCAATAAAGTCAAAGGGATTACTTGAATTGTAAATTTTTGCATTTCCTAATTGAAGCGCCAGTCTGTCAGCAACAAATTCAATATATTGGCTCATCAAATCCTGATTCATACCAATTAATTTACATGGAAGTGCATCACATATAAACTCCTTCTCAATTTCTACAGCTTCCTTAATTATTTGATCCAATTTTTGCTTCTTTAGCTTATTGGATATCTTGTTGTATAGGAGAACAGCAAATTCTGTATGAAGAGCCTCATCTCTACTAATTAATTCATTGGAAAATGTTAATCCGGGAAGTAAACCTCTCTTTTTTAGCCAATAGATCGCACAAAAGGAACCTGAGAAAAATATACCTTCAACACAGGCAAATGCCACTAGTCTAGTTGCAAAATGACTCTTCTTATCATTAATCCATTTTATAGCCCAATCAGCCTTCTTTTTTATACATGGAAAATTATCAATTGCATTAAACAGCTTTTCCTTTTCCAATTCATTCTTAATGTATGTTTCTATAAGTTGGCTATACATTATGGAATGAATATTTTCAATGGCTATTTGAAAACCATAAAATGCCCTGGCTTCTGGTAACTGAACGTCACTCATAAATCTCATAGCCAGATTCTCTAAAACTATACCATCACTCGCAGCAAAAAAGGCAAGAATCATTGAAATAAAATACTTTTCATTTTTTTCAAGACGATTCCAGTGGTCCAAATCTTTTGCCAAGTCAACTTCCTCCACTCTCCAAAAACTTGCTTCAGCTCTTTTATACATTTCCCAAATTTCCTTATCCTTAATTGGAAACATTACATATCTATTTTGGTCTTCATCCAAAAGCATATCATTATTTGCCTTTTTCATTCTAAATATTATATAGTAAAGATTTTTATATTTAAATATTTTTGTATATAAATTTAGTGTGTACTATGGAAGATAGATGTATTTATAAAGACGATAACTACAGTAATGATGATGTTGAATTTCATTTACAAATTAATCAAAATATTATAAATAGACAAAAATATGATGCATTAAAAAATATTTGTAAATCTTTAGATGAATTAATTTTAGATAATTCGAATTCTCGTGAAAAAATCGAAAATATTAAGAAAGATAAGAGAGAAATCGAGAAGCAATTAAAAGATATAAAATATATATAATTATTTTATAAATAATATATATATAATGGGAAAGACAAATTCATTAAACAAATCACTCAAGACCTTGTCACACAATGTTATTGTACTTTATGTTTTGGTTGCCATCGCCGTTATTAATGTTTTCACTTATTTAGCTAATAACAAAATTTCATCACTCATTCTTTTTCTACTAATTGGTCTAGGAACATCATTTGTTACCAAAAATATGGTTTGGATTCTACTTAGTGCCATTGTTCTTACCAATATTATTTTAGGTATGGGCCTCATGCAAAAGAGATCTATTTTAGAGGGAATGAAAGAGAGCAAGAAGGGAAAGAAGAATAAGAATGATGATGATGATGATGATGATGATGATGATGATGATGATGATGATGATGATAGCAATATTGCCCAATTATTAAAGGTACAAAAGAATGACGATAAGCTTTTAAAGAGAATTTCCAAAAAAAAGGATGACTCCTTTACTGGTAGCAAGATATCTGGTTTCTCCATGCCAATGAATGGTGGTAATAAAATGACTACCAGAGAATTTTTAAAAATGAAAGATGAGGCGAATGAATTGCTTGACAAGCAGAATCAGCTTATGTCATCCATAAAGGATCTTGATCCAATAATGGACAAGGCCAATAGTATGCTTAGTAAACTACAGGGCGGTAAAGGACTTTTAGGAAGTATTATGGGCTCCGCGAAAAAGAAGAAGAATGATGAATAAATTTGATTAATAATTAATAATTAATAATTATTAATCCATAGTTGGTAATTCATATTTGTATAAACCAATAAAAATATTACTTTCCAGAGCTGTCTGGGCTACTATTTGTAGTAGAACCCTCATACATCGCAACACCGCGAATTTTTTGAACAATAATAAAAAGTATAAAACTTACAATTGCAATTAGAACAATAAAAAGTAGGATAGCACCTATCCCAACCCAATATTTTTTTGTTGCAAATACACTTGTTGGTCCCTCCTCAATAATATCCTTTTTCTCACCATCACCATCACCTGTAGGTTCACAAATTAGGGCATAATTTGGATCAGAATCCTGATATATAGGTGCTTTAGAACTATATGAATAAAGTGCATCTTTCTTAGAAATTGGTTTTTCATTGCATATTTTATCCTGTTTATATGGAATAATTTTACTTAAAACATCCAAACTATTTTTATTTATTGTTATAGATGCGCTTTGTGGAAATACGACAACATATGCGTCGGAATATGGAGCATATGGCGTTATTGAAACATAGTTATAATATCTCTCCTCTGGAATAAATTTATTTAAATTTACGGTAAAATTTGGAATGTTGGTAGTTTGATTTTTACTATTGGCCATTTTGTTTACGTTTGAAAGTATCTTTTCTAAAATATTTGAAGCCAAAGGAAGTATACCTGAGCTTTTTGTTAAAGGAATACAGATAAGTAATTTTTTTCCAGTAAAATTACTAGAATGCGATAGAATCAACTCTCCTGCAGTTTTATTTCCCGGAAAATCAAATGAATGTAGGGATGGTGTATAAATTCGCATTTCATCTAGATTGTATTTGTGTTCCTCCCCATTTCTTGGATTATTATAGATTATGGAATAATCATCAGAATCATCACTCTTAACCCTATTTAAAGTAACCAATATATAATTTCCCTTATTTGTAACATTAATTGATTGATCTGAATATTTATATATTAAATTACAGAAACTATCACATGAAATTGCATTTTTACTATTTATAACAACTAGGCCCTTATTTTTACAATCCATTTAATATATTAATATATTAATATATTAATAATATTATAATAATTAATAAATAAATAAATAAATAAATAAATAAATAAAAATAAATATATAATGAATGGCGTAAAAAAATGCATATATTATTATACAGGAGCCGGAAAAGAAAATTCTTATTATGATCATTTAATTAATTCTAAACTTATAAATGAAGATTTAGAATTACTTATCAAGCAATATGATCAATTTGTAACTAAACATAAAGATGATGATGATGATGATGATGATGCTGATGCTGATGATGCTGATGCTGATGATGATGATGATGATGCTGATGATGATGATGCTGATGATGATGATGATGATGATGATGATGATGATGATGATGATGATGCGCTAGTTGGTGGATCAGATCCAGATGCAAATTCTATTATCTGTCCTTCTAATGAAAAATATTATTTTAATACAAAGGGTATTGATACCAGTGGAAACCCAAGAAATCTATTACTATATGCTAAATTAGATCAAACCAGGCCAAAAATTTCTCCTAATGAAGGATATTATAATTTATTCCTTGAGAATTGTGGTTTAATTTCTCCGGGTTCATCTCGTTCAGGATTCTCAACTGGTAATATAGGAGATCCAGCAAGTGGACCTGACAATGATGAAAATGATGATGAAAATGATGATGAAAATGATAATGATGATGAGGGTGAGGAAGATGAAGATGAAAATGAAGATGAAGATGATAATGAAGATGAGGGTGAAAATGAAGATGAGGGTGAGGAAGATGAAACATCAAAAAATTTAGAACCTTGGTTAATTACATTTACAAAGGCGGAATCAAACAATGAATATGATGACAATCAATCCTGGAATCTTTATTCTCTATACTATAAGGATAAGATTTATAAGAATAATACCTTATCTTCTCTTATAAATAAATTGGATATGGGTAAGGATAAAATAGAGAATGGTAATGTTTTATATATAAATAAAAAGGCACACTTTCTGTTTGGTTCTAATTTAACAAGTGATATTAATCAAAAAATGGTAAACAACATACAAACTGATCAGGATACATATAAGAACAAAATTGAACAGGCCAACTACCATATAGATGAGTATAATGAAAAAATAGATAAACTAAAATTTAAAGAATCAGAATTAGATAAACAACTTAAAGAAAATATTAGCCAAAGTAAATTAGAAAATGATAAGCAATTGGAGAAAGCTGATAAGCAGATGAATATCACGATACAGAAAAACATTGAAAATCTTAAAGGGTTGGAACAAAATAAACTTATCGCAGATCAGCTTAGAGATAAATTAATTCAGAATATCAATGATTTATCAAATCAAATACCTGTAGATAGGGCAAAACTGGAGAGGGAATTAAATGACCTATTAAAGCAAGATATTTCCTTAAATCAAAAATTACAGAAGGAATACAGATCTGATCAGACCTCTAATACCGATCCAATTGCTGATAAAAAACAAATTGAAGAAATTGAAACTGGTTTTCAATATAAACTGGAACAACAAAGAAAAATTGATAAATTAATAAAACAAATCACAGATTATAGCAATAATGCCTATACAAACGAACAAAGAATAAAATTACTAAATGGATTGAAAAAACAATTAATTGCACAGAATAAGTTGGAACCAGAAATCAATAAACAACGTAAAATTTTAAAAATTATATATGAGGGTCTGAGGGGTAAAGGTGCTCAGCAAATATACGAAAATGATAAACAAAAAATAGAGGAAGAGTATACCAAAAAGGTATCAGAATATGAGAAAGATAATAATTCCGGAAAAAATAATCTAAAACAAAATGAACATGCATTCCAGGAAAAAATAAATAAAATTAAGGATGAAATAGAGGAATATGAAAATAACTTGATTGATGTTTCCAACAATATTAACAAATATGAAAGAAATATAGTAAATGATGGAAACAATATTTGGGCATTAAAATTTACAAGAGCCGATAATAATGAGTGGACTAATTCTGATCTACAAATAAATAAGAATATAGATATAGTTAGTTTTCCTGGAACAAGTAGCTTCTCCAATTTCTTTTATGATGCAGTTCAGGTAGAAACAATTTATTTAAAATTACAGTCAGTTATTGATGAGGGTCCATATCATCAAATAATAATATATCTAAATGAATTACTAAAAATTACAGATATTAGTAATAATGGGCCCCAGATACAGGAATCTATATTATTTCTTTTTATGGTTAAATATTTTAATAATGTAAAATCCATATACAAATCCAATAAAAAGACAAAAAAGAATGAGAATGTGGAACAGAATTTTATTGAGTTTGTGATTAAGGAGGGATATTTTCAAAATATATTCACACATTTAAAACTAGTTGAGGAATATCAAAACTATGATGACTATTTTAATATAAAAAATAATTTAAATCTAATTCTGGATCGTGATGTGAATAATTTGCCTGTTCAGACTATTTCTGAGGCTTTTTATGAAAAATCAGAAAAAAATCATTTGGAAACAATTATAGAATTGGCATGTAATATTTATTATTTATATTTGAATGAAATACAAACCACTGACCTTTTAGATGAAATTGAACATTTACAAGATAAGCTTATTGAGCAAATAGATAGTTTAAATGACAAAATAGAACAAAATAAGGCTAATGATTCTAAGTTACATGATGAGGAACAAAACTTGAGTGATGAAAAAACTAAAATCAATATTTTAAGTAAATTCAAGACAATAATAAGCAGCGATATATCAAAAAAGAAGGAACAAACTCGTCAATCAGAATTTAAAAGGAATAAAGTATCATTAAGCTCTAAATTTAAACAATTAAAACAGAGTGATGCTGATTTAAAATTGAAACAGGAGGGATTTAAGAAATTATACAATTTTATAAATGGAAATAAATATAAGGAATCTGGTGGAATAAAATTTAATAATTTTGGTATTGGAAAATCATTTTTGGCAAATCTGTTTTCTTCTAAATCAACAAGTAAAAATAATCCAAAATTAGAATTTGACATATTTTTATTGTCACTTAAATTATTAGAAAATTTAAATATTAGCTCCACATTAATTATCAAATTAAAGCCAAATCAATATAATATTATTATATCTCAACCAGAGCAGAATAATGAGGGCGGTAGTAATTTCTCAATTGGAGGCTCAAACTATAATTATGATCAATCTAGTCGAAAAAGAAATAAGTATGCCAAAGATATTTTAAAAAATAACTTAAAGAAAAGCAGATCAAATAGATAAGTCATATTCATATTAATTAAAATTATAAAATTAAAATGATATAAATTAAAATTATAAAATTAAAATTATAAAATTAAAATTATTATAATTTTATATTATAAAATTATATAGGAAATTTATGTCATTAAGCACAAAAAATAATGCAAAGATCACAAATAGACCCTCTGGTGGTGGATCAAAATTACAGGGTCTTCCATCACTAAAAAATCAATCTGCGAGCAGTATAAATGCAATTAAAAAAAGAGGTGGTGGGGATAGGAGAAATCTAATTTTTTGTATTAATCAATTGGGTGGTATAGGTAGACATAATAGTCAATTTTCATCTAGTGCAGATAATGTAAATTGTCGTGGAGAAGAATCAAGCCATTTAAATAATAATAATTTCATTGAGATTGAAAATAGTTTATTAGATTACATGAATAATGTTTATAATGGTATTATGGAACAAATAATGAAAACAGCAGAAATGAATAATATGCCTATTCATGATAATCTTCCAAATATGTTTGAAATGTTTGCAGTTACAAATGAACCAACAACTGAAGGTACACCAGTAACTAGTAATTTTATGATGGGAAATTCCATATCAAATTTTAATATGCAGATGATGCCAAATGCTACACCGGCTAATTCTAGTACGGCAATGAATAATCTAAAAGCTCAGATACAGGCTATGGATAATCCAGATATGATGATGGCAATGGATACCATTCCCATGGAACAAATGTTTATGTGTATTGGTTCAGATTCACCAATGAATATCTCAATGAAAAATGGTGATACAATGACCATGCATAGCATGGTAATGGACGCAACAATGATGGAAAATATAAATAATATGAATCACGCATTAGCAAATCAAAATATTACTATGGTAATGTGTAATAATAATGTAAAAATTAATTCTAATGGAACAATGAAATCACCAATGGAATTAATGATACCAGAAAACACTGTAATTGGACAAAATTTTATGAATGGAACCGCAATTCCAGTCGTAAAACCAAATTTAAGAACAACTACTTATCCAAGAAAATGTATTGAAATAGAAATGGGTGTATCAAGATTTAATACAAATCAATTAAAGGATGATGCACTTAGAGAGGTTCTTTTAAACAGAACCATCAATTATCTTAGTAGACTAATTTCATATAAATATTCTGTTTTACAAGATTTATCTGGAAATCCCATTCTTGAAAATTATTACAATGCATTTAATCTGTGTAAGGAACAAGATGGATTAATGGCTAGACCTGTAGGTGGTAGTCAGGGCCAATTTATATTTAATTCCGAAGAAACAATAGTAAATTCTATTATATCCCGTTCAGGTCCTGGATGGCCAAACCCGTACCAACAACCCTGGGTGTTTAATCAACAACAATCATTAAGATATGGAACTACAAGATTAGATCAATCAATTGCCTCCAATTACATTAATTCACTTGCAATAAATGCTGGAATTGGTACATCCGGCTATTGGATGAATGGAGTTTCTGATATTTCTGATTTGGTATTAGGTACATCAGAAATAAGTAATAATTGGAAATCAATCCTAGATGAATCCAAATTATATAACACACCTCCCACAAGTATGGAATCTACTGGTATTTTTGATCCTCAATTAAATACCCTTGTACAAACCTTTAACATAACAGAAACTAGTTATAATATTGTTTTAAACTCATCCCAAACTTCCTTTATAAATGCATATACAAAAGCCGATAATTCTAATGGATATCTAAGTTTTATTGATGCAAGTAATATTGATACCATAAAGAATTTAATTGCCAGTAGGGCAGATAGCCTATTAAATTCATATTTGTGGACTGGCATAATCTATGATTCGTCAACCTCCCAATTTAACAATTTAAATTTTAATAACGATACTGCATATGCAGTTGGGCTTATTCCATCAACCCATAGTAGCGCTGACGTGAGCTATAATAATACAGCCCTATGTATTGAAGTTTCAAATAACTTTTCAGTTAATTCCCCACTGGTTTTAGTTCCTAGAGATGTTTCTGGTGATTTGATAGATGGATACATATATACAAATGGAGGTTCAGGACCCTCCTTTTCATATAGTAAGTGGGCTTCGTCAGAAGACAAATATAAGAAATATATATTTAATGGAGGAATAGATTATCAGAATGCATATTGCACATATGTAAATCCCTTAAATGCATTATATCATTCTGTTCCACAAAAAAATTATGATGCTGGAGATGGTCTTTTAAGTATTGAATACAAATTCCAAAAAAAAATACCAAATGGAGATAATTCGGATCTAAGTCTTGTAAAATTATTTAATACTCATCATTATAATCAAAGAATTAATACCGATAACTCTGATGTCTCCATTTTTAATGGGTCAAGTCTAGATATAATAAAAACAAATTTATCAAAGGTATCAGATCTAATAGGAGATAATTTTGACGATAAATTTGAGGTAAGTGATGATTTAATTCAAATTGGTGGAATATTTTATTTTTATGATACCATAGCTAATTTGGATCTTTCCGCCATTTATATTAGTGGAAATGATATATATAAATATGGTCAAATAACTGCTAATTACAATGAAATAGGTAGTGTACCTGATTATAAATTATTAATTAGTAAGAATATTGATGGAAGTTTAAATCTTTCAGTAATAGATTCTAGTAGTTGGGATAATAATGATGCAAGTTTTATTATATATGAAACATCTGTAACAACTTATCAGGAGAAAAAGGCAATTATCATGCAAAAAACAAGAGATATCGCTCTAGTATATATAAATCCAGTTGAGGAGCAGTTTAATAATTATTGGAATATTGGAAATAAAAATTCAGCTTTCGAATGGGGATTCGATTTACCATATCATAAAATTAAATTAGAAATTTATTATGATTTAAACGACCCCTTATTTGATCGGGATGTGGAAATTTTAAGAAATGAATTTAACAATGAAACAAATTTGGAGGTTGCTCAAAATAATTCATTTCGTACACCATATCCAGGGCATCTAGCTGCGAACATTCAGGAAGGGTACTATATCCTTGGTATCCGAGGGGCTAATAATGTTTCTATTATAATACCAACATATCCACCCTTAAGTTGCGAAACTTCTTTGGGATCAAATCAACCATATTATTCCATTGCATTTGGACATAGTCATTTTAATCCGGTATTTTCAGGATATTATCTTGGAAGAGACAGCAATGGTAATGATCCACGAACCTTTAATTTTCTTTTGTCAGGGAAACCAACTGTTACACCACTAATGGACTATGGTCCAATCTCACGATCTAATAACTTTACATTTTGGTATAA